CAAGTTATCTCTTAGTCCACTCTCAATTAAAAAATCATAGACAGTTTCTTTTTTGTCGAAACCGTATGTTTTAGCTTCTCCATCACTTGACCAATATTTAATTTCTTTGTTACGAGAAGAAATAAAGAGCGGTAAGATATCGAAAGACTCAGGTCTTTGAGAATATAAACGTTCAAATTTATCATTAAATTCTATCTCATTACTTGCCATTAATACGTTCAAATCATTTAATTGCAACTCATATTCTTTAACGTTTTCTTGAAGTTTCTCCCATTTTACATACTCTTTTAAAACAAACGAAGTAGGTTTTAGTTGTTTATAAAATTTGACTCTCTCGAATTCTTTTATTTGTCTTTTGTTCGGTTTATAATTCAATATTAAAACTTCATTTGTTGCGTTGCTTCTTTTTTGAGCATCGGAATTAATAAATCTATTTACTGGAATCTCGTAAAAGTCGTATTGTTTATATAAGGACTGTATTAACTTAGTATTATGATTAGTCACTAGCCACTTGACGCCTTTTTTATCTAACTCAATCAAGCGTTCGGCTAATTCTCTATGTTCTTTTTCATGGAACCCGCCTTTTTGATAATTACTGTATGCCTCATCATAAGGGCTATCAACAAAGACGAAGTCATTTTCTTTAACTTTATTCAATGCCTCGTTGAAATCTTCATTTAATACTAATACATCATTTTCGTTTAGATATTTACTTAGTTTTCGTAAATTGGTTTCAGAGAATACTGTGGAATTTTTTATAGTTTCTTTTTTATTGAAAGGTACGTTAAATTTTCCTTGACTATTCACTCTGTATAATCCATTGAAACCTGTTTTGTTAAGGTATAGAAACCTAGAAGCTACTTCTATATCATTTAAGTTGGTTAAATCTTGCTCTCTTACAGTCATATAGAAATCTTTAGCATCATTAGTATTGTGTTGTTTAACCATATTTTTGAGTTCTTTAATCAAAGGGCTGACATCATGTTTAATAACATTATAGGCTGTCATTAATTCATAGTTAAGATCGTTGATTATAGCGTTTTTGGGTTGATTAGATAACAATGTTGCGCCTCCACCTAAAAATGGTTCGTGATATGTATCGAACTCATATGGGACAAGGGCGTTTATCGCGTCTAATAGTTGTGTTTTTCCACCTGCCCACTTTACAAATGGGGTTAAATTATAGTTTGTCACTTCTTCGTCTCCTTTCGAATACTTACTCATTATAATATATATAATTTATCATTCATATTGATTTTTATATTAAACCGCCACTAGGACGCTTATTAAAATAGTTTTTGACTTGCTACAACTCTACCAATTACTTTTACTTCGTCATCTTTTCCGTAAACTTGCGGATAGTGATTCGAATTGTTTGATTCGGGAATTAATATGATTTGGTCGCCATTGTATCTAATACGTTTAACAGTAGCGTTATAACCATTAATCATAACGACACCTAATTGACCATTCTCAACAATAGAATCTTTTTCTACTACAACAATATCGCCATCTTGGAAAATCTTATCCATACTATCGCCAGACACTTTTAAACCAAATTCTTCTTTATCTGAATTAAGTTTGTTAGTAGCAAAGTATATGTAATCAATTAAATTTTCTTCACTATAGATAGGAAGTCCTGCAGATATTTTTGAAACGACAGGTATCTTTTTAACAGGTAGTGTTTCGATAGTTGGTCGTTCATCTTCTATACCCATAATGAATGACGGAGATACTTTCAAAGCTTTTGCTAGTTTTACAATTTTATCTCTTTTCATATTTTCTATATCGCCAGTTTCCCATTTTCTTACAGTAGATTTTCCAACGCCTACTAAATCTCCAACTTGTTCTAGAGTTAAATTCAATTCTTTACGTCTACTTTTAATGTCGGGTTTCATGTTAAATTTCCTCCTAATTGGTATGTACTAAATATAGCACTTAAGTATCTTAAAAGCAACACTTATATAGGGAATAAAAATAAAAATGTATTTTTAGACACTTTTGTATTGACTTAGCATTTTATAGCGTTTATTATTAAAGTATCCTAAAAGACACAGGAGGTGTTAAATAATGAACAAAGCAAAGCTTTATTCTGCTTTGGCGATGAAAGAGATGCATGTAAACGATTTTTTAAAAGAATTAAACGAACATGGACTGAAACTTTCTAAAAGCGCCTATTATAGCAGGATTAGAGGAGAACAGGAATTCGACATCAAAGAAATTAAAACTATTGTTAAAGTTCTCAATTTAACTAGAGAGCAAATGAATGATATTTTTTTTGAAGAACTAGTGTCATAAAGGACACTTATAAGGAAGTGAATTAGATTGAATGAATTACAACTTAGTAATGACTTAACCACAATAGAAACAGAAATTAAAAGTTATCAAAACATCGCTGGTCAATCTATTTTCGAGATTGGTCGTAGATTGAAACACGTTAAAGAAAATGACTTAGCACATGGTGAGTTTGGCAAATGGCTTGAGAAAGTGAATTTAAACCAACGTGTAGCACAACAGATGATTAAGATTTACGATACTCCAGAATTGAAAACGAGGATGTCCTCGAATTTAGGAATGCAAGCATTATACGAAATTGCCACACTACCTGAACCTGAACGCTCCAAAGAACACACAACATCAAGTGGAGAAACAAAAACACCTGATGAAATGACAGTTCGAGAACTACGTGAATTAAAAAAACAACTCAAACAACGCGACGAACAAAACGCTCAACTCCAATCTCAAGTAGAACAAGCGCAACGTTCAGAAGAGATTGCTAAGAAACAACTAGAAGATGCAGAGAGTAGAGAGCCTGAAGTGATTGAGAAGTACATTGAACCAGAAGATTATCAACAAACGAAAAATGCACTTGATCAATCAAGACACCAACAAAAGCTCATTGAACAACGCAATGAGAAGTTAGAAAAAGACATCAAAGAAATGGAACAACGAAGAGATGAAGTGAGTGAGAAATCACAGAAATATGATGAGTTGAATAAAGCGTTAGGCGATATGAACAGAAAACTAGATGATGGACAACGCAGATTAAAAGCGCAAAAAGAAGTGTATGACCTTGTTAAAAAAGGCGAGGCACTTATCAAAGAAATAGCGCCAATGACTTACTTTATTCATAATGAATATATTTTAAGTAATGAATATGCGATTAAGCCTATTAAAAAGATAGCAGATGATTTGCTCGATTTATCAAAAAAATTAAACCAACAACTTAACAAAGGAGATGTAATCGATGTCTAAAAATTTAATCGATATCAGTAGACGACAAGCAGACCAATTAGTGCAACAAGCAGAATTTAGCAGAGAACTTTTTATCAAAATGGAAGAGCACGATAAAAAAATGAAAGAACAAGATGAAAAAATGAATAAGTTTGAAAGCAAAATGATTGATACGGAAAACAGACTTAATAAACGTATGGAAGAAAACGAAAAAAACAACGTATTAAGTCGTGGTGAAGGGAAGTATATTCAATCAAAAGTAGGAGAGCGCTCATATTATTTAACCGACCAATTTTTCAAAGAGCATGTATCTAAAGAACTTTACCATAAAAAACGTTGTCACTTTATTCAAGGTATTTATTCGACACTTAATAGACATTTTAATTCAATTACTTACACAACAATTAGACATGTCGACTTCGAAAAAGCTATGGAATTTATAGGAAATCTAGAATTAGTAAATATGCCACCTCATTTTTTAAGACTTACAGACAAACAAATAGATACAGCAGAAAGACATGGAGATTACGGAGTTTTAGAAAGACTAGCTTAACCCACAATCGAGCAAACAAATTAAAGGAGCGAATAAAATGAAAAGTTTAAAAATTCAATACGGAGTACCTGAAGCATCAAAAATCAAAAGTGCAGTAAATGAAATTGAAGAAGCTATCGAAGATTTAAATTATGACGCAATCGATATAGAGATAGGTATAGCTCCTAAACCAATTATCGAATTCGATGAAGAAGAGGAGTGATTGTAATGCCTGAACACATTCAACAAATGTTATTTGATTTCGCATTAGAAAGAGGATATATCGAAAAACTTTTAGAAATGAAAGAAGAGGGTGATAAATGAAGTACTTACTTAGCTACATGACTATGATACTCGCAATGATCATCACATTACTATTTGGAGGTGGTTTCACATCAATCATAGGCGTTGCAATCTTAGTTTTTATCGCAAGTACATTCTTTTGGAATGAGTGGTTAAAAATAAAAAAGACTGAAAGACGCGCCAACGTCTAACAGCCAAAAATCGAATCAATAATAAAATACACAATTCAAATATACCTTTGGAGGAGAGGAAATGCAAGAGTTTATCACAATTAGGTTACCGAAAGAAGAATATTCTCAACTTATTGCTAAATCTGTTCAATTAGATTTTTTACGTAGCGATTATGATTTCTTAAATAGACAGTACGAGGATATGTGCGATAGATACGCAGAGTTAAGAAAAGATTATACAGAACAAATACAATCATGTATTCGTTTAGATAAAACAATTAAAACTATGGAAGAATCAATCAACATTTTAGAGAAGGGTGTGTATCGCTAATGAAAGAGACAGTGACATATATCATCAAGCGTAAAGATAACGATCTATATATCACTAACATACCTAGCCATAATTTCCCTGCGATTAAATACTCAACAGAGTTCAGAGATGCTAAGGAATTCAACGGAATAGATAGAAGTTCAATAGATATGACTGAACACAAAGCTATCAAACATACGCACATAGAACAAGATAAATACGAGGAGGTTGAGTATGACTGAACAACTTAACTTATATCAAAAAATAGCAGACGTTAAAGCTAATATTGAAGGCTTTACTAAAGATACAAAAGGTTACAACTATTCATATGTTAGCGGATCTCAAGTGTTACACAGAATTAGAAACAAGATGATTGAGCATAATTTATTACTCTTACCAAAAACATCTGATGAAAATTATAAGCAAATCGAGGTTACTAGATTTAACAAAAAAGCGTCTCGAGAAGTTACTACATCAGAGTTTGTTGTTGAGATGAAATTAACTTATTTATGGATTAACGCAGACAAACCAGAAGAGCAACTCGAAGTGAGTTTTTATTCTGTAGGACAACAAGATGATGTATCTAAAGCACATGGTACAGCGCTAACATACGCAGAACGATACTTCTTAATGAAATTCTTCAATATTCCAACTGATGAAGATGACGCAGATGCAAAACAAAAGCAAGAAAAGTACAACAAAGCAAGTAATCAAACAGTCGGCGTTCTAAAGCAAGAAGTACTTAATTTCATTGACCTTATGAAATCACTAGACAAAGAAGTATCACAGCAACAAGTTGAACAAAAATTTGGAATACAAAATTATACATCAATGACTGAACAACAAGCAGTAAGCACAATTTCTAAAATACAAAACATGGCAAATAAGTATAAGGAGAATTCGAATGACTAATTTAACTATTTTAACAGGACGTATCACTAAAGATTTAGAACTTAAACAAGCAGGACAAACACAGGTAACTAACTTCTCTATGGCAGTAGACAATCCATTCAAAAAAGATGACACATCATTCTTTGACATCGTAGCGTTTGGTAAAACTGCACAACTATTAAACGACTATTGCGGTAAGGGGAGCAAAGTTTTAATCGAAGGCAACTTGAAGCAAGACCGTTTCCAAGATAAAGAAGGTAACAATCGTTCAGTAGTACGAGTGATTGCAAATAGAATTGAATTCTTAGATAGCAAAGGTAGTCAAAATAACCAGAACCAACAACAAGGACAATCACCATCAGGCAATAACCCATTTGCTAATAATAACGATATTTCTAGCTCAGAGCTCCCGTTTTGATGAGGTGTTCATATGAAAGAAATTTGGAAAGATATCGTAGGTTTCGAAGGTATTTATAAGATTAGCAATCAAGGTAGAGTTAAGCGTTTAAGATATCGAACTTTTCGAAACGATGGTTCAAGTAGAGTTTTGAAACCTAAAATATTAAAAGGTAAAGGAAACAAACGTCCCTACAAAAGAGTGTCTTTGTGGAAAGACGGCAAATCTCATGATTTTTATGTTCATCGTTTAGTTGCTGGTGCATTTATTCCGAAAGTTGAAGGTAAAAATTATATAAATCATAAAGATGGTAATCCTCGAAATAACGAAGTAAACAATCTTGAATGGTGTACTATAGCGGAAAACAACTTGCATGCACATAGAACTGAACTTAACAATAATGCCTATAAAGTTAAGTTAACAAGATTAAAAGACGGAAAAAAGTTCTATTTTGAAACTCAAATAGATGCCTCGTTTTTTATAGGTAGAGCACAGTCTTGTGTTGGTAGACATGTAAGAAATCACACTAACCCTAGAGATATAAACGGAAATTATTATACAGCCGAAAGGGTGTAAGTGTTATGCAATATATTGACAGATATGAATTGAATGATGACGGGAGCTTTGATGTTCTTTTAAAAAATGTACCTCTAGGTGATAAAGAAACTTTGATGATAGATAACGGTATCAAAATCGAAGCAAATTTGAACATACAAGACCCTTTTAAAATTACAGACAAACAACGTAGGAAAATATTTGCACTTTGCAACGACATAGAATGTGCAACGGGTCAGCCTCGAGATTATATGAGGTATATGTTCATGGATTATGTTTGTGTCCTCTATGGCTACGATCAAGGCATTTCCTTAAGTAATTGTTCAAGACAACAAGCGAGCCAAATTATTGAAGTGACTTTGGACTGGATATTTTACAACAACATACCACTTAGCTATAAAACAAGTGACTTACTTAAGAATGATAAGGCATTTCTTTACTGGTCGACAGTCAATCGTAAGTGTGTAATATGCGGTAAACCTGGAGAATTGGCACATCATAAAGCGATTGGCAGAGGTGCTAATCGTAAGACAATGGATCATTACGGATATGAAGCGTTGGCGCTGTGTCGTGAACATCATCAATCGCAGCATGATATGGGTGTAGAAAGTTTTGATAAATTACATCACCTTGAAAATTCGTGGCTTTCAGTAGATGAACGCTTAAATAAGATGTTGAAAGGATCTCAAAATGAATTCGAGAGTAATAACTAAAGAAAACAAGAAAGAAATAGCTCTTAGAATCAAGCGAATAAGATTACAAAGAGATTTTGATATAAACGAATTCGCTTCAATATTATATGTTTCTCCTTTCTGTATAAAACAATGGGAAGAAGGCAAAAGAATTCCTAATCTTGAAAAAATAAAATTGATAGCATTCATATTCAAAACAACACCTGAATGGCTATTGTACGGGGAGTGAGAAAGATGGTTAAATCGATATTTTTACAAGATGGAGAAGAAATTTTCGTAGATGATGAAGATTACGAAAGAGTGAATCAACATACTTGGCATAAATCATTTAGCGGTAATCATAGAATGATTATGAATAACGATAGTAAGCATTTACCTAATTTTATTCTCGAAAAAAGTTTTCAAATGATAAAAAATAATGATTTTACTAGAAAAAATTTGACTACTGAAGGGAATAAAGTTAAATGGCAAAAAGCTAGATTTAATAATTCTTCTAAATACAAAGGAGTGTCATGGGATAAAAAAAGTAATAAATGGTACGCCAAAATAAGAATCGGAGAAAAAGTGAAGGGTTTAGGACGTTATATTGATGAAGATAAGGCTGCTATGGTTTATAACAGTGCAGTAAACGAGTATTGGGGTGGTCACGGTTATTTAAACATAATCGGTGAAGATAACAGAACTAAAGAAAGAAATTATAAAACTCACAAAAATCAACTGAACAAAAGAACAAACAAGAAAAAATTGAGAGGTATTAAGATATTTAAAAATAGATACTATGTGCGCATTAATTATTCTAAAAGAGAATATTCGTTAGGAGCGTATGATGATTTGTATAAAGCTAGATTAGTTTACAACAAAGTAGCTATGTATTTACACAATAATGATGCAATCATAAACGATGTACCTATGACTGATGAACTCAAAGAATTCATATCTAACTGGGAGATACCAGACAAAATTAAAGCACTGAAAGAGGGTGCTGATGATGAATAACAGAGACTATATTTCATCAATTATCACTCAATTCAGTGGGCAAAACAATATCATACCTATACCTGCTATTTATTTGAAAATCACCGAAGATTATCACACAGCAGCATTACTCAACCAATTGATTTACTGGTCGGATAGGACAAGTAGAAAAGATGGTTATTTCTATAAATCATATAAAGAGTGGGAGGAAGAAATACATCTATCTAAGTATCAAGTGATGAGAGCGACAAAAAAACTTAAAAACATGGGCATTGTAGAAACAGCTTTAAAAAAAGCGAATGGTGCGCCTACTGTTCATTATAAAGTCGATAGTAAAGAAGTTTCACAATGGATTGTTAAGAAACTTAACAATGGAAAGTTAAGAAACTCAACAATGGATAGTGAAGAAACTCAACAATCCTTAACAGAGATTACTACAGAGATTACTACAGAGACTACTACAAAAGATATATTGTCGGGCAACCCGACGGCGTATCCTTACAAAGAAGTAATTAACTACCTTAACCAACAAACAGGAAAGCAATTCAGATCAACTACTAAAAAGAATCAATCACTAATCAAAGCAAGAGTGAATGAGGGGTTTACGCTAGATGACTTTAAAAAGGTTATCAACAACATGACTAGCCAATGGCTAAACGATAACAAGATGAGTAAGTACCTACGTCCAGAAACATTATTTGGAACTAAATTCGAGGGTTACCTTAATCAAGAGTTACAACCTAGTGGTTTAGATCAATTGCAACGTATGAAATATGACCCTAGCTATTGGGATTAGGAGTGATGAAATGCAATCAATGGAAAGCCTAGCCAGAAATATAAAGCCCAATAAAAACATTGTAGAAGAAAAACACGACTTAAAGTGTGAGAAATGCGGAAATCGTTACGACTATTACAAATTCAGTAACGAACAAGAATTCAGACATGGTTGTGACTGTGCAATGATACAAGCTGGCAAAGAGGCTGAGAAAAAACGTAAGCAAAAATATATCAACAATATCTTTAATCAATCCACTGTTAACCACTCATTACAAGACGCAACGGTTAATAGTTACAAACCACAAAACGAACAACAAACACACGCTAAAAATACGGCTATAGAGTACGTCAAAACGTTCTCGGTGGATAAACCTAAGTCATTAATATTACAGGGCTCATATGGTACCGGAAAAAGCCATCTAGCCTATGCCATAGCAAAGGCAATAAAAAATGAAGGTTATTCGGTGGCGTTTATGCACATTCCAATGTTAATGGAACGTATCAAAGCGACTTATAACAAAAACGCGACTGAAACGACTGACGAACTCGTTAAGTTACTAAGCAATATAGATTTGCTTGTACTTGATGATGTAGGCGTAGAAAACACAGAACATACACTCAATAAGCTATTTAGCATTGTAGATAACAGAGTGGGTAAAAATAACATTTTTACTACTAACTTTAGTGACAAACACTTAAATCAAGATATGAATTGGCAACGTATCAATTCGAGAATGAAACATAACGCTAGGACAGTAAAAGTGCTAGGCGATGACTATAGGGAGCGTGACGCATGGTAACGAAAGCAAACATCAAAGAGATATTAAAATGCAGTGATCTATACGCTCAAAAGATGATTAATTGGGCGAAAGATGATGAGGAATTGAATAACTTAATTAACAGCAAACTAGAAGAAAAAGCATACAGACAACCTATTGTGGAGGTGTAGTAATGGGACTACGCGAAGGATATAAAGACAAATATTACTTATACACCTTAGACGGTTGGAAAATGTGCAGTGTTATCCCTTTGGCAGAAGATACATTCAATATTGGCAACTATGCAGGGATGCACTTTCAAAAGGTGTTCAACGGCAATGTAACAAAAGAAGAGCTTAACAAGTTAAAACGTAAATATAAATTGTATCGCAAGGAAGAATTACAACAACAAACTACAATAGATGACTTTTTATTTTGAGGTGGCATATGAGTAAATACAACGCTAAGAAAACAGAATACAACGGAATAGTATTCGATAGCGCAGTCGAATGTGACTATTATAAACACTTAGAAAACAAGATGAATGGTGCGTATTACAACCGAATAGAATTACAACCAAGATATGAGCTAATCCCTAAGTTTGGTAAACAACGCAAGACAGAATACATCGCAGACTTTGCCTTATACCTAGATGGAGAGCTAGTCGAAGTGATAGATGTTAAAGGGATGGCAACAGATACAGCAAAGTTGAAAGCTAAGTTGTTCAGATATAAATATCCTGACGTCAAGCTCACATGGATATGTAAAGCACCTAAATATACAGGTCTTGAATGGATTGAATATGACGAATTAATAAAAGTCAGACGAAAGAGAAAGAGGGAGAAGAATGACTGAACCTAGAGAGGAAACCGTCACGGTAAACGCTACAGTGAAAATCAAATGCAAGTTTCCGGTATGGCTTAATAAGCATACTACTGTAGAAGATGAAAAAGAGAGATTACTCGATGTGATTGCGAATAATCCGGAAAAAGAATTAATGAATGAGAATTTTGAATTTATAGATTTAGTTGAGGTGGAGTAAATGAAAAATATTAGAGTGGGCAAACAAACTTTTGTGATGACTGAAAAAGATGAAAAGAAAATGGAAGAAAACTTTATCGATATTTACGTTGTTAGACAAAGAATTAAAAAAGGCTGGGATTACAACGAAGCTATAGAAGCACCAGCAGGTATGCGTCGCAAGGAATGGGATAAATTAAAAAGAATGGAACGATTAAATGAAATGGAAGAAGCCGAAAGTTTAAAAGAACGTATCCAAAGACGAAGAACGGAAGAACTAAGACGTAAGAAACCTCATTTATTCACAGTGCCACAGAAACATGGTAGGGGTAAGTGGTGCAGTCATTTAATGGAAAACGATATTTTTCCTAAAAAGGTGGCTAGATAATTGGAAAACGCATTATTTCAGGACCTTAAAGTAGGAGATAGCATTTGGTTTAAAAGTCCATATACTTCATATAGCCACTGGGGGACCGTAGAGAGCCTTAATTTTAATTTTGAGGGTAAATCATACGTAAATGTAAAAGTGGGCGTAGAGACGGTCCTGAGAGCTTATGAGGACTATGAGTTTGTTAAGGAGGATTAAACATGGTCAAGATAAAAGAAATACAAACAGATGGCACATACACTATTTACGATAGCAATGACAACAGCATAAACATCACTAAAGAGGAATTTGAAGAAATCAAGCAGTACAGCATTGATAGTGAATATAATTTTTTAAGTAGTGAAGATACGCAAGCGTAGAGGAGGAGAAATAATAAAAGTTATTGATGATTTGGAGAGTGAGTAAAATGGATATACTTCATACATTAACTCTGCTTTTAGTTGGTGCATGTATTTCATACTGTGTAAGGAGA